TTACATCGTTTTGGTATAACAACTCACAACCTCCACGTGACTTCCATTGTCCAAACACAAATCCGCGCCATTTTCGATGATAGGCAGTCGGAATTTGATGGACTTGAGCCACTGGCCGTTGGGCTGACGCTCCGGGTAGATCTGAATTTCGGAAATCAGGTGCTCCATCAGCTTTTTGCGTTCGACAGGATTCATCACATTGTAGAGCTTTTCAAAGCAGACGAGAACCTTGTAAATGTTGTCGCCGGTGATTTTGTCTGCTTCGATGGCCTGTTTCTTGGCACGAGCCGTCACAAGCTGATTCTCGGTACCCTCGATTTTATCGTACATCTTGTAGAGCCGTTCGTCAAGGTCGGATTTGCGCATGATGTAGTGCCGGTCATCCGGGTCAAGGGTGTCGATTTCATCCATGAGTTTGGATTTGACGGAGTAATACTGGCGCAGTTGCTTTTCGGCGGCTGCGATTTCCTGTTCAATGGCAGTGGTGTCTACTTTGCTGTTGATCTTTTCCTGCATCATGGCGGCAAACTTTGGATTGCTGACCAGTTTGATGATAACCTCCACCACGGCGTTGTCCAGAACTTCTTCCTGAATTTGCTTGTTGAAATCGCATTTTTGCCCACGCTGCATCTTGCGATGCTTGCAACTGTAATAAGAGAAAGATTTATAGGGTGTGCCATCTTTCTTTCGTTTGGTGCATTTGTTGCTGTACATTCCAGCACCGCAAATGGGGCACTTGATAAGGGCGGATAATAAATGCGCCTGTTCCGTCTTGCTGCGGTTGACTGGTTCGTATCGTTTAGACTGCGCCAACAGCTTGACCTGTGCGGCGTTCCACAATTCTTCTGATACGATGCCCTTGTGCAGGCCGTCCACCAGCAAATAATTCTCCTGTGGAACCTGATGATATTCGTTCCGGGTGCCGTGGATCTTTTCGAGTTTGCGGCGACCAAAGGCGATTTTTCCGCAGTAGACGGGGTTCTTCAGGATGGCACGAATCAATGTTGCACTGAAAAGGGGAGAGGTGCCATTTTGACGAGCAAGTTTCTGAAAGCCGTGGGTCTCCAGATATTTGGAAAGACCATTTGCACCTGTGTCCGTGTTTACATATTGCTCAAAAATCGTGCGAATGGCAGGGGATTCATCCTCATTGATTTGCAGCACACCGTCAACCAAACGATAGCCATAAGGCGCAAAACCGCCGTTCCAGCGACCTTCCCGTGCCTTCTGAATGCGGCCTTCCATGGTTTGGACACGGATGTTCTCACGTTCGATTTCAGCGACAGCGGACAGAACGGAGATCATCAGTTTGCCAGCGTCTTTAGAAGAATCAATGCCGTCCTCCACGCAAATCAGGTTCACACCAAAATCCTGCATTACCTGCAAGGTAGACAGTACATCGGCAGTATTGCGGCCAAACCGGGAGAGCTTGAACACCAGCACATAGGCAACACCATCCTTGCCGGATTTGATGTCATCCATCATCTTGCAAAAGGAAGCACGGCCTTCAATAGATTTTCCCGATTTGCCTGCATCCTCATATTCGCCAACGATCTGGTAATTGTTGAAGTCTGCATAGGCTTTCATGCGAGCTTTCTGTGCATCCAGCGAATAGTCATCGATTTGCATGGTGGTAGATACACGAGTGTAAATATAAACTTTTGTCTTTCCCTGTGACATAAGAAATCCTCACGGCTACCGTTATTTCTTGTCGATTTTCTGCTCTAAGAACTGGATGGAATCCAGGTAGTCTTGTTCCACGTCGCTGAGCGTTTTAGCCTTGTATTTCCGATATTCAGTGGTGGCTTTGTCCACGGCCTGCTTGTGCGTCACAGTGCCGTTTCCGACAAGCAACTGCTCACCGCTCATTGTCAGAATGCGGTCAAGGTGATTGGCCCAATCCTGCATGGTCATGGGCTGTTCGCGCTCTGCCTGACGCTCTGCGAAATCCAGATAACCGGAAACAAGCTGTCCCATGGCGCGAAGCTCTTTCTCGTTCAGATAGTTTTTGGCAATGGTAGCTTCTCGTAAGGTGGGCTGATTTCCTGCAAAAGTAGTCAGACCCATAAATTCCTTTTCGGCATCTGCACGGTTGTAAATGACCTCGGCGGCAGTCTGACCGTGGATGGCATAATGAATTTTATTCTGGACTTTTTTGAAGAACTGGACGGAGATTTCTGCTTTTGGGTCGTAGTCAATGCTGGTTGCATAGATTTCCAGAACCTGACGATAAAACACTTTTTCGGAAGCACGGATGTCACGGATGCGTTCTAACAGCTCTTTGAAATATCCACCGCCGCCCAGATTTTTCAGGCGTTCGTCATCCAGCGCAAATCCCTTGCTCATATATTCCTTCAGGATGCCAGTTGCCCAGATACGGAACTGTGTGCCTCGTTTGGATTTGACACGATAACCAACAGAAATAATGACGTCAAGATTGTAGAATTCGACCTGATAGGTCTTTCCGTCTGCGGCAGTTGTTGCAAATTTTGCAACAACTGAATCTCGTTCAAGCTCACCCTCTGCAAAAATGTTTTTGATGTGACGGGAAATTGTGGATTTGTCACGTTGGAACAACTCAGCCATCTGGTCAATGGAAAGCCAGACAGTGTCACCGTCAAAGGTAGTATCGATTTTGGTCAGTCCATCTTCCGTGGTGTAAATGAGGATGGAATTTTTAGGAGAGTCATCTGGACGATTCATTTTCGTACCTCGTTCAAAATATGGAACATGGTGAGAGAATCTCACCATGTGTTTGGACAGCAATTACAAGAACATTATATCATGCTGCAAGAAGTTCATCAACAGCAATTTGCCCGGTTTCGATTTCTGGGATTAAAATTTCTGCATATTTTTCGATCATATCGGCCAGAAAGCTCGCCAAGGCACTCCATTCATCAAAGTTGGATGTGCAGGCGGAAACAGGAAAGATATCTTTTTCGCTAGCAGGATATTTTTTCAATAGGCGGCTCTATTTCCTTGTAGCTGGACAGTGTGTACCAGCGATTTTATCAAACTTCCTTTCAAACTCATCCAATCAATTCTTTCAGCCGTTCCAGCTTCTCCTGTGCGGTTTCTTTGCGGAAACTTACGCCAATGCATGAAATCGGAACGCACATTTCTAACAGGCGGTCATAGATTCGGGCATGCGCGGTATCCTGCGGATGCCGGATCTCGTCCAGTGTCAGGTTGGTCGTGACGATCAAAGGCTTTCGGCTGCGGTAGCGACTGTCTACAATGTTGTAGATTTGTTCCAGCGCATACTCTGTGCTGCGCTCCATGCCAAAATCATCAATGATGAGAAGTGGATAGCGGCACAACCTGTCTACCACCTCATTCCGCCCGGAAAAGCTGTTGTTCAGCTCGTTCAGGATGTGTGCGAAGTTCGTCATGCGCACAGGCACTTCCTGAGCTATCGGAGCGTTCGCAATACACCCGGCAAGGAAACTCTTGCCTGTGCCGACACCGCCCCAGAACAGAAGCCCAATGTTCTCTGAGCGCATGGTCTGCCACTGCTCTACATAGCGGTGTGCATGGTGCATCTGTGGGCTGCGTCCGTTGTCGTTTGCAAATGTCCAGTCCAGCAGAGCGGAATCAGAAAAGCCGTCTGCTTTCAGCCGCCGCACAAGGTCGAGGTGTTTCTGCGCCTTAATAGCTGCTTCCTGCTGCTCCCGTTCGGCTTTATGGCAGGCACATTCTACCGGATGCTTGTTCTTCCCCATCAGGACAAGACCCTTGGCAAAGAAGGCTTCTTTTGGGGTTCTGCACTTGCCGCAATAGAGCAGGCCATTCTCACCGGGATAGTCCGCTGCATTTTCGGGAATACTGGAAACGGATTGTTCCAGAACTTTTTTGATCGTCTTTATAGGCTTTCTCCTTCCTTGAAGGTGTAGTCCGGGATGCCCGGCGTCGATTTTCGTTCTGTTTTCTGCCGCTTTGCCCAGATACGCAGGGTGGCGGCATGGTCGGCGTACTTCTTATCTGTGGACTGGATATAAGCCGAAAGCTGTTCGATTAGATCATCCAGCCCGGAGAAATCAGCTTTGAGTCGCCTGTACTCCTTTGCTGTTAAAAAGACATTTTGATATTCTCCAAAGGTCAAATGAGCGTCTGTTGTTCTTATCAGGTGGCTATCTTTCAGGTTGCTCTTATTACGTTGGTTAGGTGTGCATTTCTGCGCAATCATACTACTCGTTTCTGCACAGTCATCCTTGGCATTTTTGTATACTGTGACTGCGCAATTCTGCGTAGTATGCGGAACCTTGAGCAGAATACGGCTGGGCTTGGAAAATCCACTGCGGATACGTTCCACGAGCTGTGCGTTTTCCAGCTCGGAGAAAGAGCGCGTTACACTGGAAATGCTGCATCTCAAGTCTTTTGACAGATGAGAAAGCGGATAGACTACATAAATGCGATCCTGTGCATCGATCCAGTTGTTCTTTTGAGAAAGCGTTGCTCGGTCAAGCAGCAGGGTGTAGAGTAGTTTTGCTGTGTGGCTCAGGTTGGTATCCAGCAGAAAGCGGGGATAGGGTAGATATTGTGGCAGGGGCGTAGTGACAGTCAGGTAGTCGGAAATAGAATTCACCTCCAGTGTCTTTTCATCAAACAAATTTTTGGAAAGCATTTTACTGGCTGTTGGTAGTCTTCAGAAGATGCTGCCGATGCTGCTCTTTCAGATGCACAATATAGCTTTCTGCCTTTTGCAAAGCAGCAATAACTTTTGCTTCAATCTCTACATTTGTCAGAAAGTCGGGATACAGAGCAAAGCATTGTTCGAGACGGAAAATAAAGCTATCAGAGGCACTGTTGATTTCACTGAACATTCCTTCGGCATCGGCGACATGATCAACCGTTGCCATCTTTTCTCCTAGCTCACGAATGGTCTGGAGTTCGGTGCTGCGCTTTCCCGATGAAATAAAAGGTCGATTCTCTGAGAGTGGATCAGCCGTTTGGATCTTCGATGTGGCAGCACTAGAGAAATTGCGTTCGGTGACCTTGGAAAGCAATTCTAAATTTTCATAGGTGTCTGCACTATCGTCTGGTTTACCGTTTAACTTTTCCTCTCGCCACGTTGATACCACGGTGGGCAATGCTTCTGTGGGAGTTCCACGGATAATGGTAGCCTCTCGCTGGGATAGCTTAAGTTTGCCGGATAAGATTTCTTCCTGAATGCCGGGGCAGTATTTTTCCATCAGCTCAACGGTTTTCATGAACTGCTCGGCACGAATTACAAAAGAGGGACTTACATTATTTTCTTTGGCGATTCGTTCGGTCGTGTTTTCTACCGATGGCAAATTGTCAATTTGACAGTTTGCCACCTGCGTGTACTGATTGCCATGGTTTCCCCCACGAGTGGATTTTTCAGAGTGATACTGCTTTCCAATCAGGAACTTTTTCTGTTCGGGTGTCAGATTCCGACGACCCAGCTGATGTTTGCAGATCCATGCCAGAACATCTTCACGGGTTTCGCAGGTACAGGAAATCGAACGGGTGGTATAAGGAATTTCCGGGTGCTGCTGGAGAATCTTATAGCGATTGTGGCCATCAACAAGAATGTTGCCCCAGACGATCAGGGGAGACAGGACTTCGCCCTCTGAAAGGATGTTTTCTTCCAGTTGCTGAAATTCTTCATCGGTCAATGCAGGAATCTGAGATTGAAATTCAGAATCAATGATAAATTCAAACTTGTTTTTCTTCATAGGCAAAATCTCCTTTCAAAAATCTATTGGTATTTCTGCCGTTCTCCCTGCATGGGTTTCCTGCCCCCTTCCGGCGGCGTTTTCCGGCTCGATCTTGCGAGGTCATGGCCGGGTATCACATGCAGACGGTCATGCGGTTTTCAAGGTTCGATGAAGGCTTGTAGAAAGCATATCACAATGAAGCAGAAATATTTAGGAAGCATTCCTTCCGGTTTTCAGTGGATTTTAGGAGGATCCCAAGGAAAAACCGGAAGGAATGCTTCCGCTTCTTGGAAAATGTTCTGGATAGAGCATACCATAAAGGCACTCGATTTTTTAGGACCTATTACTTCCGCTTTTTACCTTCAAAACCGGAAGTAATAGGTCAGGTTTGATGTGATATTGGATGAATCAACGCTGATTTTTCCGAAACGAATTTTTCTCCAAGAAATTTGCTTATTCAGCGTCCGTTAAGGTGCGGAACTAGCGTATTCTTGTGCTGAACATCGGGTTTGGGCGAAGCCCAACAAGTGTTTTGAAGCTGGATTTGTAAAATCGGATTCAAAAATTGCAAGTTGGTACTAACTCGCCCTACTTGCTGCGGTTGCAAACTCGAAAATTTTTGTGTAGAAAAATAACCGTCCGCTTCAAGTTGAACTTGAAAGCAGACGGTCCTGATTGCAAAATGATTTTCAAATTTGAAAAGCACCTTGAGAGGCTTCATAGCACCCGCAAGCAATGCAGACGTATATACATCTGCGAACTTGTCGGGGCGAGGCACCTCCATCTGCTGTCGCAGACCATTCTGTCGCTTAAAAGCCCCACTGGGGCTTTCATTGCTGCGCTGCGCTCCGCAAACGCGAATTTTGCTCTGCAAAATACTTGTTGGGGACACCCAAACCCGTGAACTGCATCCGTTGGATGCAGGCTTGGCGTCTCCAAATGAGAAAGTCTATGGTTCTAACACATTGTCAGCCATTGGTAAAACAACTTTTTCCAGTCAAAAAAGAAAATAGCGATGATTAAAGATGAACATTGCAGAAAAATGTGATACAATAGAAAATGAAAATCCAAACAACAGGAGGAATCCCCTCGTGGCCAACAACGTGAACGTCAAAAAACTGGAAGCTGACCTGTGGGAGTCGGCAGATCTACTGCGTGCAGGCTCTAAACTCACCTCAAACCAATACTGTATGCCGGTGTTGGGACTGATTTTTCTGCGGTATGCGTACAGCCGCTTCAAACTGGTAGAGCAGGAGATCCTGAAAGACCGTCCCGTGCGCGGCGGTCGGGTGCTGCCGGTGGAGCAAAGCAACTTTGCCGAAAAGAGTGCACTGTTTCTGCCCAAGGAGGCGCAGTACAATTACTTAGTCAATTTGCCTGCCAACATCCCGGAGCAGGGGCTGACCGGCATTGAGGGCAATCCTCTGAACAGTCTGGGCGAAGTGGTGAACAACGCCATGGAACTGGTGGAGCAGCAGAGCGAGCAGCTGCAGGGCGTTCTGCCGAAGGACTACACCATCTTCTCGGATGAGCTGCTGGGGGAACTGCTGCGCATCTTCAACAATGATGCGTTGGACGATGTGGGCGGCGATGTGATCGGCCGTATCTACGAGTACTTTTTGAATAAGTTTGCCAAGAATGTGGCACAGGACGACGGCGTGTTCTTTACGCCGAAATCGCTGGTGAAGATGATCGTCAATGTGCTGGAGCCTGCCCACGGCGTTCTGTTGGACCCGGCTTGCGGCAGCGGCGGTATGTTTGTGCAGACCGGCGACTTTGTAAACCATGCGGGCATGATCGCCAACAACACCATGACCTTCTACGGACAGGAAAAGGTGGAGTACAACGCCAAGCTCTGCCTGATGAATATGGCCGTGCATGGTCTGACCGGTGTGATCAAGTCCGGCGATGAAGCCAATACCTTCTATCACGATGCCCACAACCTGAACGGCTGTTGCGACTATGTGATGGCAAATCCGCCGTTTAACGTGGACAAGGTCAAGTCGGAGTCGGCGCAGAGTGCCGGGCGGTTGCCCTTTGGCCTGCCCGGTGTGAACAAGGCCAAGGAGATCGGCAACGCAAATTATCTGTGGGTGTCCTATTTCTACTCCTACCTGAACGAGCATGGCCGTGCGGGTTTTGTGATGGCGTCCTCGGCTACCGACAGTCAGGGCAAAGACAAGGACATCCGTGAAAAACTTATCCAGACCGGCCATGTAGACGTGATGATGAGCGTGGGCAACAACTTCTTCTACACCAAGAGCCTGCCCTGTTCGCTGTGGTTTTTGGATAAGGGCAAGCCGGAACATCTGCTGGACACCGTACTGTTCATCGACGCCCGCAACTATTATACTGTGGTGGACCGCACTCAGAACGAGTGGAGCGACTGGCAGCTGAAGAACCTCAACGCCATTGTCTGGCTCTATCGTGGCGAGGTGGACAAGTACAAGGTGCTTCTGGCGGAGTATCACGCAGAACTGGCGGACGACCGCCCCTTTGCAGAGATTCAGGCCGCACTGGAACAAAACGTGCAGGCCAAGCGGGAAGAAGCCAAAGCCGCTGTGGAGGCAGCACCCCGCAAGGAGCGCAAGACCACGCAGGAAAAGTTCGACAAGGAGCTGGAAGCCCTCAACGAGAAGCTGACCGTTGCCAAGGAGGCCGTCTGGCTCACCGAAAAGTTTGGCGAGGGCGCTTATCAGGATATCCCCGGTCTGTGCAAGGTGGCTAGCCGCGACACCATCCTCAACGAGAAAGGCGCATCCCTGACGCCAGGTGCCTATGTGGGCGTTGCACCCGTGGAGGATGACGGCGTGGATTTTGCCCAGCGGATGAAGGAGATCCACAAGGAACTGCTGGAATTGCAGGCAGAGTCCAACCGCCTGATGGAAACCATCTCGAAGAATCTGGAGGAGATGGGGGTATGAAGTGGGAAAAGGTGAGACTTGAAGATTGCTGTTATAGTATCTCAGATGGAGACCATCAACCTCCACCGAAGGCACAACAGGGCATTCCATTTGTGACGATTTCAAATATAAATTCAATGAATCAGCTGGATTTCTCTGACACGATGTTTGTTCCAAAAGAATATTATCAGTCTTTGGATGAAAAGAGAAAAGTTCGTAAAGGAGACGTACTTTATTCTGTGGTCGGTTCATTTGGAATTCCTGTTCTGATAAAGGAAGAAAGACCATTTGTTTTTCAGCGACATATTGCGATTTTACGTCCAAAAGAAGATATTGTTGACAGTGGATTCCTGTTTTATACAATGTTGAGCAGAGACTTTTATGCAAAAGCTGACGCAGTTGCAATTGGAGCTGCTCAGCGTACAGTAAGTTTAGGTTCATTGAGAAATATAAAAATTGATGTTCCATCATTGGAAAGTCAAAAACATATCGCTGATATTCTCTCTGCTTACGACGACCTGATTGAAAACAACCAGAAACAAATCAAATTGCTGGAAGAAGCTGCCCAACGGCTTTATAAAGAGTGGTTTGTGGATTTGCGATTTCCGGGGCATGAAAACACGAAAATTGTGGACGGTGTGCCGGAGGGGTGGAGCAGGACAAATATCAATGGGATATTGACGTTTCATCGAGGATATGATTTAACAAAAAACGAGATGAAAGCTGGACGATATCCAGTTATTGGTTCAACCTCGATAATCGGCTATCACAACGAGTTCAAAATTAAAGGGCCAGGTATTGTAACAGGTCGTTCTGGAAGTTTGGGAAAATACCAATTGGTTTGGGATGATTTTTGGCCACATAATACATCACTTTACATAAGCAATTACAAGGGACATAATATATTTTTTGTTTACAGCTTGCTACAAACAGTGGACTTTGCATCGCTAAATAATGGGGGCGCCATCCCGACATTAAATCGAAATGTGCTTTCCAATATTGAAGTAATTGAGCCGGAAAAGAAATTGCAAGATGTGTTTGCGAAGATTGCAGAACCACAATATCAGAAAATTAAAAATTTGGAAAAGCAAAATGATAGATTAAAAACAGCGAGAGATTTACTGTTGCCAAAGTTCATGAGTGGGGAAGTGGAGGTGTGATACCATGGATATGCCAAAAGAATTTTATGATATGGTGTGTGCTGACATTAAAAGACTAGACAATGTTCGAAACTTAAGTGCAGAAGAGTTATTTGAACTACATCGTCAGATTGATGCAAGGTATCAAGCTTGCATCAACAAGTGGTGTGATGGTTTGTGGTGCTCTACAAGTGATGGAACACATATTGCTTATGGACATTTGGCCCAGAATCCTCAAAAGTATGTGTTATCTAATTTGAAGATGATGAAGGCAAAATTGGAAACATATAAGTACCAGATGAATGCGGTACAGTTGCCCAAGCCGGAAGTTTCCAATTCTCAGGTCGTCAATGTGACTAACAGCGTGAATGTGAACATTACATTTGAGCAGGTACGCAAAGAAGTAGAAGAAATGACTTCACTCACAAATGAACAGACACAGGAAGTGCTGGATAAAATTTTTGAGATTGAAGAAGTGGTAAAGTCCAAAGACAGCAAGAAGTCAAAATGGGAAAAGGTAAAGCCTGTTTTGACGTGGCTGGCAGATAAGAGCTGTGATGTGGGGATTGCGTTATTGCCGTTGCTGTTAAAAATAGGACAGTAATAAAATTAATTTCATGGGCTTTGATGAAAGGGGTGTTCATAATATGTCAAATCCGCTTAATAAATATTGTTCCGAAGCAAATGATCTTAAGGACGTAAAAGATGCGATGAATAAAATTCAAAAACTTCGTGCTCAAATGAAGAATCCGACCAGAGATGGAATGAACGAAGCGTTGCGAGATGCAAAAATGAGTGCGCTGATGGAAATTTCGGCCTTGGAAATGGCGCAGGGTGCGACAAGTTGGGCACCTTTTTCAGCAGCATCAGATAGCCAGCTATACGCACTCCTAGGACAGTATGAACAAGGATTAAAATTGCATTGTATTGCTAAAATAGGCGAAAAAGCGTTTGATGAGCAAATGAAAGAAATACAAGAGAAAACGGGAAAGAGAGATTCTTTTGGTATATGAAAGCGGCTAACGAAACTGTTGAATGAAAAATGGAGGGTATGATCTATGCCAGAGTGGATAACATGGGTATTTGATGGAATTGGTTCGACAATTTTCTCTTTAATCGCAGGAGCCTTGATTGGTGGAGCGATTGGATATAAGATAGGCGTACATAAAAACGTTAAACAGAAACAGACTGGCGGAGACAATGTTAAACAGCGACAGGAGTTTACACTGGAAAATGAAGATGTTTCCAAAGATGGAGGAAAGATAAAAAACAATTTTCAACAAAGCCAAAAAGCCGGTGATAATGCAGAGCAGGTGCAGATTGGAGGTATAAAACGTGGACGTTAACAAACAGAGCCAACAGGCCGGTGAGGGAAGTCAGCTAGTTCAGGCTGGTACAATTGTTATCAATCAGGGTGTTTCAGAAGAAAGAGTTAGAACGGTTTTTAATGAAATGGTTCCAAGAGCATTGGAGGAGTATACAAAAGAAGCATACACAAAAGCCAATGAGAGAATTACAAACTGGAAAAATTCTGTATTGCCCCGTGTTAATGAAGTTAAGGGGATGCTTGAAGCTTTTGCAGATCCGGCATTTCAGCAGGTCCTTAGAAAAGCTCAACAGTCGGCGGCGGTGACTGATGAAAAAGCTGACTATGATTTGTTAACAGAACTATTAGTTTGCCATGTCGAGAAAGGGGACAGTAGAAAGAATTATGTGGGAATAAATAAGGCAGTTGAAATTGTTGGACAAATTGACAATGATGCTCTATGTGGATTGACAGTAGCACATGTGTTAGAAAGATTTGCACCGATTACAGGTGATGTTACGTACGGATTAGAAGTGTTGGAGGAAGTGTACCGAAAACTTGTATATCAAGAATTGCCCAAAGGGGAGGATTGGTTAGACCATCTCGATACATTGGGTGCAATAAGAATGTCTTCAATGGGAGGTTTTAAGAAGTTTATTGACTATTATCCCAAGGTGCTAAACGGATATGCATGTATAGGAATAAAAAAGGAATCCGAAGAATATCACAAAGCGTCAGAGCTATTGCAAGAAATTTCATTGAATGCAGAAACCTGTTTGAAACCTAATGAATTTTTGGATGGTTTTGTTAGAATTGATATAAGAAGTTTTGACCAAATTGAAACCCTGCGGGTTATACATCAAGGAATAGGAAAGCCGATAACTTCAAAAGAAAAGCAAGTATTTGAAGCAGTTTGGAAACTATATGAAACAGATGCTAATAAACAGAAACAAGTCAATGAAGCATTTGTGAAGAAGTGGGATTCGTACCCAGTTCTAAAAGAAATACATGGATGGTGGGATGAAATTCCAACGAGTTTCTCAATAACGAAAGTTGGCGAAATTTTGGCACATACAAATGCTAAAAGATGTGATTCTACAATCCCTGATATGATATAAGGTGAGGTGATCCTATGAGCCGCGAATACTCCGAAAATGTCCTTGTCCAGAACAGCGCAGGCAACCTGCTGCAAAACGTTCTGGGCTGGGAGGTCGTGCTGGCTTACAACTCCGAAAAGCTGGGGCCAGACGGGACGTTGGGCCGCACCGGCTATGGGGAAGTGTTGCTGACCCGGTATTTTCGGCAGGCACTTTTGCGGCTGAACCCGTGGCTCACCCCGAACCAGCTGGACGAGGTGCAGAAGAAATTCACGGCGCACGTTTCCACCGCATCCCTGATGCAGATCAATGAGGAAAAGTATTTTCTGCTACGGGATGGCATCCCGGTGACGGTCAAGCGGCTGGATGGCCGCACCGAAACGCGGAGTGCGGCGGTGATCGACTTCAAAAAACCGGAAAATAATCATTTCCTCGCCGTAAAAGAAATGAAGATCCACTCGCAGCTGTACCGCCGCCGGACAGACATTGTGGGCTTTGTCAATGGCATTCCGCTGCTGTTTATCGAGCTGAAAAAGCCCACCGTGGATGTGCAGAACGCCTACATAGACAACTATCGGGATTACCTCGATACCATTCCGCAGTTGTTCTATTACAATGCCTTTCTCATGCTGTCCAATGGATTGGAAGCCAAGGTGGGCACGCTTGGCAGCAAGTACGAGTTTTTCCACGAGTGGAAGCGTCTGAAGGAAAGCGATGCAGGCAGCGTGGAACTGGAAACCATGCTGCGGGGCATCTGCGAGAAAAAGACCTTCCTCGATCTGCTGGAAAATTTCATCCTTTACGACCATTCCGGTGGGCGCACCACCAAGATTCTGGCCCGCAACCACCAGTATCTCGGCGTCAACGAGGCCGTCAGTGCTTACGAGAACCGCAAACTGAAAGACGGCAGGCTGGGTGTGTTCTGGCACACGCAGGGGTCAGGCAAAAGCTACTCCATGGTCTTTCTGGCGCAGAAGATCCGGCGCAAGTTTGCAGGCTCGCCCACCATTGTGGTGCTGACCGACCGTGACGAGCTGAACCGGCAGATCAGCGATACCTTTGAAAACTGCGGTCTGCTGGGCAAGACAAAGGCTTCACAGTTCATTGCATCCAGCGGTACAGACCTTGTAAAAAAGCTGCAGGGCAACCCCAGCTTTGTGTTTACCCTGATCCAGAAGTTCAATCTGCCCAAGGAGCCGCCCATCTACCCGGATCACGACATTCTGATTTTGTCGGATGAAGCCCACCGTAGCCAGTACGGCATTTTTGCAGACAACATGATGCACCTGCTGCCCACGGCGTCCCGCATCGGCTTTACCGGTACACCGCTTCTGGCGGATGATCATATCACGGAACGCACCTTTGGCGGGTATCTGTCGGTGTATGATTTCAAGCGGGCAGTGGAGGACGGCGCAACGGTACCGCTGTACTATGAGAACCGCGCGGATAAGATCGCCCAGTTGGACAAGCCGGAGATCACCGGGCGGATTCTGGATGCCATTGAAGCAGCCGACCTTGATCCCTCGCAGGAGGAAAAGCTGGAACGCGAGTTTGCAAAGGAAATCCATATTCTCACCGCAGATGAACGGCTGCGCTCCATTGCAAAGGATTTTGTGGAGCATTACTCTGACCTTTGGACCAGCGGCAAGGCGATGTTTGTCTGCCTGAATAAGGTCACCTGTGTGCGGATGTATAACTATGTGCAGGAATGCTGGCGGGCAAAGATCAGGGAACTGGAAGTCCGGCAGGGTACAGCGACCCAGCAGGAAGCACAGGAACTTGCCCGCAAACTGGCATGGATGAAAGAAACCGAAATGGCAGTGGTGATCAGTCAGGAGCAGAACGAGGTGCAGACCTTCAAAAAGTGGGGGCTGGATATTCTGCCGCACCGTGCCAAAATGGAAAAACGGGAGTTGGATAAAGAATTCAAGGACAGAAAGAATCCGTTCCGGGTGGTGTTCGTCTGTGCCATGTGGCTGACGGGCTTTGATGTAAAGTGTCTGTCCTGTATGTATCTGGACAAGCCGTTGAAAGCCCATACCCTGATGCAGACCATCGCTCGTGCAAACCGTGTTTCGGAGGGCAAGAGCAACGGCCTGATCGTGGACTATATTGGTATCGTAAAGGCGCTGCGCAAGGCTCTGGCAGATTATACGGTCAGCAAGAACAGCCCGGCGGGCATTGACCCAACGGTGGACAAAACGGAGCTGATTCAGCGTATCCGTACGGTCATCGGAGAAACGGACGGCTTTCTGGCAGAACACGGGTTCCGGCTGCAGGAACTGGTGGACGCACAGGACTTTGAAAAGATGAACCTTGTACAGGATGCAGCCAACGCAATGTGCGAGACGTTGGAAACCAAGAAAACCTTCCAGACCTATGCGTCTGAGCTGGCGCGGCTGTTCCGCTACGCAGACCGTGACGATGTGGACGATACCGTGCGCGCCCGGAAAAACGCAATTCTCGCCATTTACGAGGGCTTGCAGCAGAAACGGAAACACGCGGACAATACCGACCTGATGGTGCAGATCAACGGCATCGTCAACGAGTACATCCATGTGGAAAAGCCGGATCAGGAGGCTGTACCTTCCCGGCAGTTTGACATCAGCAAAATTGATTTTGAGCTGCTGAGCCGGGAGTTTGCCCACACCCGGCGGAAGAATCTCTTGCTGCGCGATCTGGATGAACTGGTGAATCAGCAATTGGCGAAAATGCTGTTTGCAAACCCGCAGCGCATTGATTATTATGACCGCTATCAGGAGATCATAGATGCCTATAATGCAGAGCAGAACCGGGCAACCATTGAGAAAACCTTCATGGATCTGATGGAGCTTGCAAGTTCACTGGACACGGAGCAGCAGCGCTATGTGCGTGAGGGCTTTTCCAGCGATGAGGAGCTTTCGGTGTATGATTTGCTGTTTTCGGAGAACCTCACGAAGCAGGAAATTGAAACGATCAAAAAGGTGTCCGTGGACTTACTGATAAAAATCAAACAGCAGATCGCTAAACTTGATCATTGGACGGACAAGCAGGAAACTAAGGCGATTGTGGATAACCTGATTCGCAATACCCTTTGGCAAGAACTTCCCAATAGCTATGATGTAAGCGATATCCAGACCTACCAGAAGAAAATCTACGAGTATGTATATATGCGCTACCCGGAAGTAGCATAACGCAAAAATCACCCCAGAGAGAACGCACAAGAGGCTATTCTCTCTGGGGTGATTGCGTATCAAATCATCTGAAAATGCTTTAATGCCTCCACAATCGCATCCTCTTTTTCCTTCGGACACTTAGGCTGCTTTGCATTCTCGTTTTTCGCTTTATGGTAATTCTCCCGCTCAATAATGCCGTGTTTCAGCTTCACCTGTGCGATATAGAGATTGGAAACCTTCAACTGGTGGTGTTCCCATACATACTCCCGAATCTCGTTGTAAGTCGCCTTGCTTTCCGCAGCAGTCACATCCAGTTCATCCATGCTGACGTCCACTTCGATGTGCCGCTCGACATTGAGTTTGGTCAAAAGGAGAACCGCTTCAACTGTTGTTTCAGTTTCCAAGGGAAGTTCTTTCACTTCCTCGCCATCAACAGGCACAGGGAAGTTGAATACAATCTTCTTTATCCAGCTTCCGTCTTTTCTCTTTTCCGGGAACATCTCAATTCGCTCGATAAAGGCTTTCATAAACTCTTTCTGTTCTGCTTCCGTTGCGGAATGGTAGACTTCATCAAATGCCAGTAAGAGCCGATAAATGTTATCGCCGGAGATTTTCTCCTGCTGGATGCTGCGTATCTGACTTTGCAATTCGCCAATCTGAACTTCGATTTCTTCTATCGTATCATACTGTTCATCATATCGGCGCTGCAAATCCAAAATTTTTCTGTCATAGTGGGCATCGTTGATGTCCAAAGTATCCATCTGACGCTCCAAGCGGCTTTTTGTTCCAAAGGCTTGCTTTAGCTGTCCTTGCAGAACGGCGATCTGCTTTTCCATATCCTCTGTATCAACCGCCGTTCCAATTTTCGCTTGAATTGCTTCTATAAATCGGGGATTGCTGACCATAGCGGAGATGACCTTCGCCACAAATTTGTTGATTTCCGTCTGCTCGATATTCAGCCGGAAGCTGCACTCATGTCCCGTCGGCGTAACCGTATTTTTGCAGTAGTAATAATACCGTGTTTTCTTGTCCTTGCTATGAGCCTTGGCAATATTGCCGTACATACTCTTTCCGCAGCATGGGCATTTCAAGATACCGGACAGGATGTGTGCGTGGTCTGGATTGTTGACCTTTTCCCGCTTAAAGGAATTGATCTTGCGCTTTTCCTGTGCCAGATACCAATCCTCTTCAGAAATGATAGCTTCGTGCTGTCCTTCATAAACCGGAAACTCCGACTGCTCAACCACGTGAATCTCGTTTCTTGTACCCTGTTTCTTTTCAGTTCTTCGTCTGCCGTAAGCAATCTTTCCCATATAAACAGGATTGTACAATACATTTTTCACAAAATCTCTTGAAAATCCCGGAATGGTATTATTCTGTCTTAGTTTCTTTACATAACCATTGCGGTTCAGATATTTTGCAACTCCTGCAACACCCTCGTTTGTATGAATATAACGATCATAGATTACTCGGATAACTTCCACTTCATCCTCTGCAATGACAAGGTTTCCGTTTTCCAGTTTGTATCCATAGGGAGCGAAACCGCCGTTCCATTTGCCTTCACGAGCCTTTTGCTCCCGTCCTGCCATTGTCTGTGTGCGGATATTTTCTCGCTCAATCTCTGCCACCGCAGACAGCACAGAGATCATCAGCTTTCCGGCATCCTTGGAGCTGTCAATGCCATCCTCCACGCAAATCAGGTTGACACCAAAATCCTGCATGAGCTGCAAAGAGTTCAGAACATCGGCTGCATTTCTGCCAAATCTGGAGAGCTTAAAGACAAGCACATAGGAAACGCCGTCTTTGCAGTCCTGGATGTCGTTCAGCATCCGTTGAAACTCCTGCCTCCCTTGGATGTTCTTGCCGGAAAATCCTTCGTCAGAATACTCCCCGGCAACGACCATATCCTCGTATGCCGCATACTTCCGCAACTTGTCCCGCTGGGCATCCAAGCTGTATCCGTCTACCTGCATGGAGGTGGACACTCTCGTATATAGATAACATTTAAGTTGCTTCTTTTTCAGAATCGCCACCTCCTTCGCTCATTTCTTTTACCATCAATCCCTCGTTGCGGATATAATACTCCAAAAGTCTAAGCACATAATCCGGTGCATGGCGGTTGTCCAATTCCCACTCGGTCATAGTTCGGTAAGGAATATGGACGAGCTTGCAAAAATCTTTCCGGTTCAGTCCTGTGCTTTCACGCAACTTAATAATTCTGTTTTTACAATCCATTCGTCTTTTCTCCAAAAAAGCAAAAATACACGTTGCGTACATATTATAGCATAGCCGCAGCAAGTACGCAACGTGTAAATTGTAAATTTTTACGCAGCCTTATCCGTCAAAGGCTGCGCTTGCTTATCATCCTTGGAACACTCCACCGTTTGTGGAGTATCCTGCTCTAATTTATCCAAAACCTGATGCCCGTACTTCTGGAGCATCTGGCTCATAACATCCACACAGCGGTCAAATGCCGCATTATATTTCGCTTCCTCATAATATTTCTTCAATAGGCGATTCCTCCATCAAAGTTCCATATCCTGTCCACGCTTCTGGGCAGGGTGTTTGTGTTCCTGCGTTTTCTTTCCTCTGATGAGGATAGAATTGATAAAAGCCCGAACCCTTTCGGATGCAATTTCCAGTGCATCCAGAAAAGGCTGGGCTTTCTGTTTCAGTTCCATATATTTTTCGTTTACTGCTTCATACCGCTGTTTCCAGATGGAAACCGTCTTTTCAGCGGAAGCCAGTTTCTCCTTCAAGCGCTTGTTGTCAGCATTGGCGATAATGCCGTTGACCGCATAGCGTTTGAGCGTGTCGCATTCATCCGGTGTCAGCGTGATATTGTTTCCAAATGTAGCTTTCTTGCCCATTGCTTCAATATCCTGCACCGTCAGCGCAACGGTCTTTGCTGTCTTGGTTTCCTTTTTCAGAGCTTCCAGTTTCTTTTTCTGCTTCTCTGTGGCAACCTTGGTATCCTCCAAACTCTGCTCCGCCTGTGCCACCTGTCCGGTCACAGCTTCTAAACGCTGCTGTTCTGCCTGTACCTTGAACTGTGTCACCGTCAGATGTTCCTCGGTGCTTCCACGCTCTCCACGCTTCACATCGGTATATCCGGCAGCTCGCATGAAATGAAAAAAGTCATCCTGCAACACACTGTAGGACGACTTCAATATCTTTTTCCCTTTTGCGTTCAACATCGGATTGCCATCCTCGTCAAGAACCGGCTTGGAATCCCATTTCTTACTGCGGCTGACCTGCGTGATCGTTTCTTTTACTGTTCCTCGGAGGGCTTCATCCTTACAACGCTTCGACCAAAGAATCTGCTTTTCCACCACTGGGATATAAACCACATGAAGGTGGTAGTGGTACACATCCTCGCCCAACGCTTCGGACATTGCCCGGTTGCGTTCATCGGCGTGCATCACAGCAGAGAGGATATACTGCTCACCGCCCACGATCTCCACAGCGGCTCTATAGGCATCGGCATAGAACTCTTTTGCAAATTCATAGCCACCGTGGTTGTAGAAGTAAGCGGAGTTCACATCGAAGATCAACTCGCCGTATTTGACGGCATCCGGTTTTAGACCTCTGGTGGAGATCACGCCGTCTTGTTCCATCTGCTCAAACATTTTTACATAATCGTCCGTGGGTGCTTTGAAATGAACGTTCAGAGAAGTGCGTTCCGGCACGATGTCCTGATTGCTGTAGCTGTCCTTTTCACGCTCATTGTGTTCCTGTACCTTCGCCACATCAGC